CAAAAAAGAACATCTAATCCAGTGCCGAGAGGTGTGGCAAAAATAGGAGATCCATTGCCATATTTATTTGAGTGGAATGGCATGGTTGGTCCATTACCTAAACTTGCTGAATGTGCGAATGGTGTTGGTGTTATTAATACTGCTCCTGAAATTGATGGCGTTGTAAGGCGAGTGCCATTGCTTATGAAGATAGGTGAGGAAGTTTATCCTAATATGGCAATAGAAACTATTCGTGTTGCGGTTGGTGACCCATCATATCAAGTAAAAGCTGACGAAGCTGGTATTAGTGCTATGCGAGTTCCAGCTTATGCCACAATTAATACAGATACTAATGCTCGTGTATGGGTAAGATGGAATAAAGAATTTAAAACTATGAGTGCTGCATCAGAAAACTTTGATGAGCTTGCAGGAACAACAGTGATTGTAGCTATGACAGCAGAGGGATTAGGTGGAGTTGTTGCAACACCTATTGGAGAACAATATGATTATGTTATATCTGCACAGACTCTCCAAACAATATTAGATGGTGAAACAATAAAGAGATATGATAGCCTTATAGAGATACTGGCTGGATTCATATTAGGTATATTAATCATACTTATTACGCGATTTACGCCTTATTGGATAATAGGTGTATCATTAATAGGTACATTTGCTGGAGGTATATATTACGTCCAACATATGTTTAGTACACAATTAGTTCTTGTAGATATTTCTTGGGCATTATTAACATTCTTTGTTGTCGGATTCCATGCCACGTTCAATAGATTCATATTAGAATTTATGCAGAAGCAACAGATCAAGAAACAGTTCGAACATTACTTAGATCCTCGTCAAGTCAAAGCACTTCAAAAGAATCCTGACTTACTCAAGCTTGGTGGTGAAAGGAAAGATATGTCATACCTATTCATGGACATTATAGGATTTACACCTATCTCAGAATTCTATAAACCCTGAAGGTTTAGTAGTTCTTGTGAATGAATTCCTAGATGAGATGACTAATATCATATTAGCTAATGGTGGTATGGTCGATAAGTTTATGGGTGATTGTATTATGGCTGTGTTTGGTGCACCACTTGATATGCCTAATCATGCTGAAATGGCGGTTAAGTCTGCTGTTGAAATAGAAGCAAAGACACTAGAACTAAAACAACGATATAAGGATAGAGGCTTGCCTGATATCAATGTTGGTACAGGTGTAAATACTGGTCCAGCAATTATCGGTAATATGGGTAGCTCGACTCGATTCGACTTTTCTGTAATAGGTGATGCTGTTAATCTAGCAGCAAGACTAGAAGCAACAGCAGGTAGGGGAGATTATTCAGAATATCCAACTATATACTCAAGTATGACAAAGGAACAACTGCCGCCTAATATGTTTCATAATTCTAGAAAGATTGGTGATATAAAAGTAAAAGGTAAAGAAGATGTTATTTCAATTTACCATCAACTTTAAATTGTTTAAACTTAATCATATATTCTTCTTCTGTGAATCTATGCCAACCACAACATTTACCAGTAGGTGAACGTCCACAACTACATGGAAATTTATCATGCACGTGGAGTTTTTCTTTTAACTTTTTTAATTGAACTGACTTACTAATATTCCTACTAGTTTTATGGTTCATAGATTAAGCTCCTGTATTAAAAACTTTGCTATTTGTTTATGTCCTAATTCATTCGGATGGTCATCTAAATCTGATATAACTAAATCATCACGATGATATTTATGCATACTAGAGTCATCATAAGGATGAACAGGATCATATATATTTATAACTTTATCGAGTAGATTCCATCCATACTGATAAGGAATTAATGAAAAGTTTGGTCTATCAGTTACCGGATCTTTATAATAACCTCTGTAAAAAAGTTCTCTTTGACCAGGCCAACCTAAAAATTCTCTTGTACGATCTTTTGATCTTTGAATACATTCATGTATTTTTTCTCTATCGAATTCTTGCCGCTTTTGACGTGGATACGGAAAACGTTCTCCAAGTTTTGCCTCACCTTCAAAAATCTGTTTTTCAGTAGGTTGCAATCCACATATATAATTTTCAAATATATCGCCGGTTTGAAACTGAGCATAAGGTACATTATAATGTTCACATAGTATTGTAAGACTCATACGAAATCTCATACTTCTATTTACCCAAGATAATAAATTACCATCTCGTGATACACGTGTAGATTTCCATTGCCAACATAGTATTGGCTCTATCCAAGTTTGTGTCCAATCTTCTCTATGACATTGCGACCAAGCTGCTATTACATATCCTATTTCATCTGGATTCCTTGTAGTTACTTCTTCTAATATACCACTATATACATATTCATTACCTTGCCCACCATGGGCAAAGGAAACTAAATCCATATCTAAATATTCTGCTAATATCTCAGGCCATTTTGGCCAAGACGTATCCATTTCTGGATGAGGAGCTGAGCGAAATGTTAAATCAGAGCAACTGTCTCCAGCTACTATCAACTTTTTTCTCATAATGTCTAATCTTTAGTTCTTCGTGCGTTAAGCTCTGCCTTCATAGCATCATATTTATCTTTACGACGTTGGTCTTGTGCTAAAGCTTCTGCTTTCCTTCTTGCTCTACGCTGTGCAGCCCATGGACCAACAACGTTAGTGAATATTAAAAATCCGATTACACCATATAAAATGGTTTCTGTTAAATTTGCAAACATATATGCCCTCAATTGTTCTTCGTTTCCAGCCTCAATATCACTTATAGCAGGTTTGTCATCAGGTAATACTGAATCGACTGCTATAGATGTTGCTGCATTTGCCCCGGCTGCTATAGGACCTGCAATGACGTATGTGACACCAGTCGTTGCTGCTGTCTTAATTAAGTTTTTGGGATCTAGTGCGTTGAAACCGCCTAACATGCTACATCCACCTAACGAAAGGGCTAAAGTGCCCGCTAATATTTTCTCAATCATGTATGTATTTATACTATTTTAGAGGTGCAATGCCAACTATATGTATTCTATCTTCCCATGATGAATTAATTGCTGTGTGTGGTTTAGTTGTATCAAAGTAATACGGATAACCATTAGCAGGTACATGGAATAATTTCATATTTTCATCAGTCATAAATGCCCATTCATTCGTTTGTACTACTAAATGTATGCGCGGAGTAGGGTCAAAATGGAATGTATAACAACTTTTCTCAGGTAATACAAGTAATCGTGCTCGTGTTAAGCCTTCAGCCTTGATAAACCTCGCAATCTCAGAGTCTTCAGGGACATTAAGTTTATTAAAATCAGCTTCTTCCATACCATCAGGAATATTATCTACTTGCCATACACCTGTATAAAAGTCTTTACCATCTGCTGATTGCAACATTACTTGATTATCTTTTAATTCAGGCAAATCTTTTATTTCTTCTTTAATTTTTGTAAGATTATATTTACGATTTATTTTTTTAGATTGATTTGCATACATATCTGAATAAGTAAATACCTTATCAGATTTTAATATTTGCTCAGTCGCTTCTTGAGTTTCATCTGGTGTGATAGTTATTTCTTTTACACGATGTGGATTTAATAATACCCATTCAATAGTATCGAGTACAGACTTATGTGACATTTTATTATAACGTACAGCACTTGAAGTTTCACTATCCATCCATCCTAAATTAAGACAACATGTGTTATGACCTCTATCGAATAACATTGAATTAGCATCTCGCAATGCTTTTTTATCAATTATATAATCAACTGTTCCAGTTTCAATAAATGTTATATTAGAATCAGAAGCATATGAACCTATATTAATAACTGTTTTATTTAATTCACAAGCTTTATATAAGTGTTTTACTTGTTGATCGTGCTTACAATTAATAAACACATCACATTCTTTTAAATTCTCGACAGTCTGCAATCTATCATGCAGAAATTTGCCTAAGCCTCTTCTAATTCCTGTTATGTAAAATTTCATTTATGTCGCCAGTAAAAAATATATATTGTTTATTATCAGGATATATTATATTGATTTTAGTTGGATGTACTTGCCATTCACTAAATATATCTTGTCTTCCTTCTTTTAGTCTTTCAAAAAACTTAGGTGATTTATCACGTGACCAATAAATTAATGGTTTATCTGTCAAATGTTTTAATGTATATTTTAATTCTTCGAAGTCATCAACTTTCTCTAATAGCTTTGTGCCATCCGTTCTATATTTATTAAATCCAAAATATCTTGAGAAGACTCTTACTGCATTACCATCAGTCTGAGCACCTGAAGCTAGTACAGGTTCTATACCATCGAAGACAAAATTATATATAAGCATCTTACCTAAGTGTAGATTGCGGCCGCTATAATTCTCATCTAGCCTATCTCCACCTCTTTCCTTACCCATCATATAAATAGCATTATCACATAATGACATATCACGTTGAGATATCTCAAAATTATATTTTCCTTTATATATGTATGGTACTACTCTAAATCCACATGGTAGTGTTTCACTTTTTGGTATCATAATCTTACATCTACTATTGTTCTACGACCACTAAATATTGGCACATCTATATTATAGAATTTTGTATTAAAGCACATATACCTATATAGCTGATCTTCAATTGTGTTTAATTCTAAATCCTCTCTCCAACATTCAGGATGTTGATTTTTCTTTGGTTCTTGTATGATTGCACCATAACAATTATAGAATTTGTGCATATCAGTAAATAATTTTAAATGATTATCTGGTTCATATAATAAAACACCTGACCATATAATACAATCAACGTCAAAGCCTACAGATAATCTATCGTGAAATGATCCGACAGCATATTCTATATTAGGAAATTCTTGCCACGTTTCTTGACCATACTTAATAGGTTCAGGGGATGTATCAAAGCCAAAGTACTGATAATCTGTGTATCCTCGATAGTATAATATCTCATTGATTGGACCATGTCTACAACCTACATCAACTATACCTTCGTAGCCATGCTCCATAATAATATCAGCTTGCTTTTCAAATATAGGTAAAGCTTCAGGAGTATCTAAGTAATCCATACTATACATACGATAATCTTCTTTTAATGGGACATCATCGAATATTTCTTTAGGTAATCTTGGAAATGGAATACCATTTACATAGTTTGTTTCGCGAAAGTCGTACTTTTCTGGATTAGGTAAGTGCTTTCTCGGCATATTTTTTAAATTCATGATATGTTTTATTTATACCTCTCCATGCAACACAGAATATTGCTCGAGGTGCTTCTAATACTTTGACGTCATGTAAGTATATTGTATCTAATAAGACTGGCTTATCTACAATGATTTCACCTATTTTATTTGGTGGATATTTATCTTGTAACATATTCCAATGCATCATGCCATGTCTATATTCTAATTGTTCTTGTATAGTTTCATATATGCCAATCTTTGCTACACCATACATTGGTAATAATAAATTAAATTGATTACCTTCTCTCTCATCAAAATCTATATGAGGCGGAACACCAGATGTAAGAGTAGCATTCGAATTAAAACCAGTACCATGCTCACACATACCAATATTAACTCCACTCATAATTGTAAGTATATGGTCCCATTGTCTATAATAATCTGGGTTATTTCGAAGAATATGAGATTCGGTTCCACATTCAATGTACTCTTTACCATGTACACCTCTTACTTCGTTATGTTTTCGTATGAGATAATCTTTATCATAATCGACATTAATATACTCAACTATTCCACTTAGCATCCCACTCCTTATATTGTTCTACCCATTTTTGTGGTCTATCTGTCATATCAGGTTTTCTCTCTCGTGGTTCAGCTAAGAATGTATTACGCATATCAAATATTTCAATTGCTTCTTCTTTAACCCACTCATAATTACCTGGAATGCATTCTTTCCAACCGTTGTTCTTACAAAAAGTATCATAAACTATACCACCCATTTTCTCTATTAAATGTGTAGACATTTGAAAATGTCTATGACCAGCATTTTTTACTACAGGAGTAAATGTTATTATATAGATGGGTTTATTAGAGAATGGTCCATCTTGGCCAAGATCAGAATTAAAATGTGTTGAACATATTATCCAATCCATTGCATTTTTAAATCCAGCAGAATAATGAGCAGTAGCTTCAGGTATTGCAAACACTAATATGTCTGCATCTTTAATTACCTTTAAGAAATTATGTACACGAACTAACACTTTACCATCAGCACTATTCTTATCACATATAGGCATGTTAAAATCTGTCATGTCATATACGTAATCAAGACCCATTAATTTTAAGCCTCGAGTATTCATAGAGTTCTTTGCATGACTAAAAGATATTCCTGTAATCATAATGGTTTATCTACAAAAAAGTGAAGACTCATTTTTCCTGTTGTTTCACTTTCAACGGAATGAAAATGAGTTTGATTAGCAAGCATAACAACATCGCCTATTTCATATTCTAAATCTTTTATTTTTTTAAAATGATCGTGTCTCATATTAGCCAAATTTGCTGCATATTCTGTTTGTTCATAATCCCATCTATTCGCATCAGGATGTATAGGTTCCCACACATCTATTCTTGATCTCACATCAACGATAGGTATAATCGCTGTCCAATATCCTACACATTGGTTCATATTCTTTTCCATATATGGTGACTTATCTCTATGTATAGATAACTCAACCGTATCAGGATAATGCCAAAGAAAACATTCTGATATCAAATTATAACCAAGACTATCAGTTAATATATCTTTATACTTTTGTGGCAAATCAAAAACAGAAGAATATGTAGCTTTCTTATTTCCATCTGAAGTATAAGATATAGCTTTCTCAGCTACAGCCCATTCATAGCAGTTAATATTATCTAAAACATAATTAGATAATTCTTGAACATTTCCTTTATATGGAACTTTATAAACACAATTAATATCCGACATCCTTCTTTTTCCAACCAATTTTACCACCTGTGCTATCAACTTCATTACCTTTTAATTCATACCAATCACTAGGCATAATAACACTATAGTCGCTTGCTATTCTCCATAGTTCTCGATTAACATCTTCAATTGCAGTACGTCTATGCAATGAAGCAAATTGGTCCATAAGTATTAAGTCACCTTTTTTAAATATATGGTGTGTAAGATACTTTGATCTCATTATCTTTGCATATAACTTATCAACAAATTCATCTCTATCAACAGGTACTTTCCTTTGTCCTTTTGATTTATGCCATACCTTTCGTATAAAGTGATATGAGAAATAAATATATTCTTCACCAGTGTGTGGATGCTTATCAACTAATTTACGAATAGAACCAACATGACTATCCATAACTTCTAATTCTGGATCGTCTTCATGTAATTCCATCATCGTATTATTTTCATATTTAAAATAACACGAAATGCCTCTATAGTATTCTTTATCTTCTTCAGATAAATCTCTCCATACATCTCTCGTATTTACTATTGATAGAGTAGTATCTTCACATGGTTTTTCACAATATAATCCTATTAATATTTTTTTAACATCCTTTCTTGAATTTCCATTCGAATGCCAACCTAATTCTTTATCGCCAAACATTCCAACCTTACTGCCATCTTCATGTCGTTTTCCTGTAACTATAAAGATTTCTGGATTATCAAGTGGATTCATCCATAATCTTGGTGTTTCAGGTTCACCAAACCTTTTCATTAGTTTAACATATTCAGATTGAGTTAAATCTTGTTCAAAAAAGAAAATAGGTTTTCCAGTCTGAATTTCTTTTGCAACTTCTAATAATTTTTCATCACTAAAATTTAATATTTGAGTAGTCAAATGCTAACCTCCATAACATACGCTTTGTGTCTTTAACAGGGGACCGCCTGTGTGTAGTATGTAATTGGTCCATAAACAATAAGTCACCTTTTCTAAATACATGATGTTTCATATATTTCGATTTAAATAACTTCCTCCATAACTCATCATATAAAGCTTCATGATTAATTCTTTCACCTCTTTCAAATGCGCCAACAATAAATGGTACCATGAAATATAAATATTCTCTACCATCAATTGGATGTTTACCTACTAATGGCCTTCTATCTACATCCTCTTGATAAAACTCAGCTCCTGTGTTAATAGTATTTTCAGGCGCTGGCTGATCAGGTAAATCATAGTCAGATATCTTATATATAGCATCTGTTACATTATCAAGCTGAATATCTATAGTTCTATATCTTTCTTTATCTCTTTCAGATAATTCTGCAAATGCATCACATTGATTACATATTGATAATACAGTATCTATACATTCTTCTACACAATATAGGGTTACAACTATTTGGTCAAATTTATGACGAGCTGTACCATTAGCGTGCCATTGTAATTCACCTTCGCCAAATACTCCTATCTGTTTTCCATCTTCATCTTTTTGTCCACTTACAAGACTAATTTCTGGGTGATCTTTAGGATTCATAAAGTAATTATATCCTTCGCATTCACCCATACGATAACCCATTTTGACATATTCTTCTTGTGTCAATACTTGATCGTACAACACAGCAGAACCCGTAGCTATAATTTCTTCAGCTAATTCTTTTAATTGTTCATCACTAAAATCTAATATTTGAGTAGTCAAACGCAGTCCTCCACAACATTCTATCCATATAATGTATAGGCGATCGTCTATGAATCGTCTTTAATTGGTCCATAAAGAGTAGGTCGCCTCTTCTAAATACGTGATGTTTCATATATTTTGATCTGAATACTTTCGGCCATAAGTCATCATAGAATTCTTTAATGTCTAATTTCTTATTTCCAATATATGCTTCTTTTAAATATTGAATAAGAAAATAACAATATTCTTTGCCATCTATTGGATGAATACCAATAAGCGGTCGTCTATCATCATCTTCAATAGCTTCTTTATAATATTCATTGCTTACATTAAACTCCCGCTCTCTACCCATATAATCACTATTAGGCCACAATGTAACACCATTTCCATCAAGGTGTACATCAATACTTCGATAATAATCTTGTTCTTCTTTGGATAGATCAGCAAACATATGTGACCAATTACATATTGAGAGCACTGTATCTACGCATTCCTCAACACAATATAATGATACAACAAATTCTGTTAGCTTATGTCTACCAGCACCGTTCACATGCCATTCTAATTCTTGATCTCTAAACATACCAATAGAATTGCCATCTTCATCTACTTGACCAGATACAATACTAATTTCTGGAGTATCAGGTGGATTCATCCAATATCCTTGTTTCTCGCACTCACCAAAACGTTCGCATACTTCAACATGCTGTGCTCGTGTTAGATTTTGTTCATGGAGTACTACTGATCCATCTTCGATTATTTTATTTGCTAATTCTGTAAATTGATCGTCGCTATAATCTAATATCTGTAATGTCATTTTGTCCGTCCAAACTAAACATAAAGGCTATGCGTGGTTCGTCGCTCTTATTGAATACGCCATGAGCAAACCCAGTATTTAAGAAGTAGGCTTTACCTGCTTCTAAATGTGTTTCAATCTCTTCACCTTTCACTTTAAATAAATTCTTTACTTTCTCATTTGTATAAACTGGTATAATAACTCTTGTGGCATATGTAGGATCATAATCAATATGCATAGGAACATTCGTATGTGGATCAAGTTTAGTGATACGAACTCTCATCTTATCACATTCAAACTGATTACATATCTCTTCGAAATAGCTTCCTATATATTTTTCATTTGGCTTATTATATAGTTTTTCCTCACCTCTTCTTAATCTTTCTTTTATGCTATCTGTATATTCTAATTCTTTTTCACCGCCAAATTCGGTTAAGTTTACTTGTTCAAAATTATCGTATACAGATTTACTCAATGCCATATGATTATCACATAACATTTTGTTAGCGGTCTTTACATCAACATAGTCATTAGCTAACTTATCAGTAGCAGCTTGAAGCTTATCAAGATCTATATTGATATGCTTTAATTCACCATGTGTTGGTAATTTATATTTTGTTCTCATATTTCTATTTATACAACATAGTCGTGGTGTTTCCTCATATGTGATTTGTACCATGTAGCAGTTCGTAATAGTTTACGTGGCTTATCTTTAAGTATATCTGGTCTTCTATGTATACCTATTACATTATCAAATAATGCTATATCTCCTTCTTGCCACGTATGCATATATACGTATCTATCATTACATACATAATCATTCCATAACTCATTAAATAATTCTTCTGAGTGTTCATACGGTTCACCATCTTTTAAAAATCCGTGTACCTCATATGGACTAAAGAATAAACCTTCGACACCTAATGGATGTTTAGGTACAAGTCTATGATTATTCATTATACCACGAGATGCACCAAATTTGTGTTTATTCTCAGGCTCCATATTTAATGCATTAAAAACCTCACGAGTTTCTCTATTCTTTTGAATTTCTCGTAGAACTTCTTCTCCATATATTTGTCCAAACTTAGGCTGCCATGCTGGCTTATATACACCTAATGTTCTTTTAGGGTCAAGTACAACTGTTAATTCTCTTAAAAGATTTTGTTTCTTTTCAGGTAATTGATTAAAATATGGTATTGAACTAGCAAACCATGTTTCAGTTTCATAGCTTATTGTCTTCGCATATAAACCTATGACTTCCTCTGCGTCAGCAACTGGAGTCATATTAGTATGCCAATCTAATTCATAGTCACCAAATAATCCTTGGTTTCTATCATCAACCATTTCATTTGTTACTGTCCAAAACAGATCTGAATGTTCTTTATCAGTACACCATATTTCTGGACTTAAGTGATAACCTATACCTAAAGACCATTCAGCGTATTCTTCAGGAGTTGCTCCGCTATCACGTATAACAACTACACCCACATTTGCAATTAATTCAGCAATGTTGTCTGGATTTAATTCGTCTAATGTAAGACCTAAGTAAGTTGGTACTACCATTCTATAAGTGGAGTTAAGCAAAGTCTTGCTGTTGGATTACCTTTAGCTCGCCTTCTTTTTTTATAATATGGATCACCTGATGTTGCAAGAAAAAAACAATCAGATGGTACTAAACTATATTTTTTACATAAGTGTATCTGTGTTTGTCTATGTCTATTAAACATTTCATCAACTGTATAATTACTCATAATAAGTTCCATTGTTTTTACCGATGCATAATTCCAATTTTCAAAATCTTTTAGCATATGTAATGTCTTATGAGGTTTTTTTGTATAAACTAAACCACATCTATTTCCTATCATACCAAATCCTTTTGAGAAACTAAACATAACTTGTTCAGTATTTTTTGGTATATGTATTTTTTGTATGCCTGTACTACTTATATATGTACAATCTAATATGACTGGACACTCAACATCTTTTAAGTCATTATGAATATTACCACAACGAGCAGATGGATTTGATAGGTATAATACTTTATGTTTATCTAAATCATCATCAATCTCTGTGCCAGCATCGATTATATTAGGATATTCATATTCACCTTTAATGTATTGCCATTGACGATCTTCTTTAAGTAACCATTGATGGATAGCATCAGTACTGCCATTTGTAACATAGCAATAAGGAAATTCGCTTAAATCAATAATGTCATGAACCCAATTACGATGTGTAGCCTCAACCCAATCTAAATCTTGAGTTGCTTGCCCTGACCCACGTTTGTAATAAGTATCGGATATACGTTGTTCCTTCAAAAGATGCCAAACATCTTCAGTCATAGGAACATCAACCCATCTATTATTTTTTAATTCTTTTTCCAAAATCTATCCGCCAAATGTCCACCTAAATCGTATTTACCTAATATTAACCTACGTGGCTCCTCATGATGTACTTTGTGATAACCATCACCGCCTAAAATCCAATTCATCCATGGTCCATCAGTAGGACCATTCCAATGACCAAATATATTTAACATACCAAATCCTACCTTTGCAAATACATAAGGCATAAAGGCTGCAGCCCACCAGAAGTACGGTGATATAGCCATACACACGGCCCAATATAACCATAAGAATGTTTCCCAATTCTTATGAGCCCATACAAGTCTTGGATTATCGTATAAATCTTTTGCAAATCTTACTGGTATATGTGGTAACTTCCATGTTGTAAGTGCCACTTTCCAATAACCTATTTGTTTAGCATCGTGAGGATCTAATGGTCCTTCAAGATCTGCATGATGCATTCTATGACTTGCTACCCAACCAATAGGCGTACGAACACAAGCAATCATAATGAGTATTATGAAGCCAACCTCGTGAAATACACTTGTTTTAAATTGTTGATGAGCAAAGTATCTATGTAATCCTACAGAAACAGCATAGTGTGTAACTACCTGGCACCATAAGAATCCTAATCCTGTTGCCCACGCAAATAATTCCCAGTTCATATTATCAACTTATTTATAATTATATACCTATTTATAACATATAAATAGAACTATAATTGATAATTGAGAAGTTATGTTAAACATAGTATGTACGAGTAAACCTTGTGATGGCCTATTCTATTATAGTTATGAATATTGCTCTCATCTAAACGAAAAAGGTATACCCGCACAGGTATATGTTATAACGCACCGTGATTTTACATCAGGTGATTATACAGAATCTCTTAATGACAAATATATCCATTGCAAAAATATAGTATTTAATAATGATTATATCCCTGATGATTGTATAACATTGATTATGGGTAGAAGTATGATGACCTTAGCCCATTGGGGATGGAATGATTATAGATCAGTACAAAAAGAATCACTTAAAAAACTATTTGGTAATAAAGTTATTTCTGTTTATTCAGAGAATCACCCTAAAGATTATCCTAAAGCTCTAAAATTCTTTAAGCCAACAGAGGTTATCGATTTATGTGACACAGATGTTTATCCTAATGGTGTTGGTGAACACTTTGAAAAGATAATACATTTCCCTATATACAAAGAAGTTGAAGAAGATATTCAATTCGATCATTTATTTTTAGGTACAAATTCAGAGTATTACGAAGGTATAGAAAAAATAATAGATGATTATCCTGACCATGGTATATTAACCTATCATCAGAAGTATATAAACTTTGAGCATAACAATCTAAGATCTCCTGTCCCTAATCTATTAGGCAAATTTAAAACATATGTTTATACAAAAGATACATTTGACCCAGCTCCAAGATTATTTCAAGAAGCAAGATGGCTTGGCAAAAAGATAATTTATCATAGAAAGAATCCTACTAAAGATGGTGGTTATTGGTATTGGAAGAGAGGAATAAAAGCACAAGATATAATGCCAATTCTTACAGCTATTGATACATTAAATGGAAAGATTTCATTAGAAACAGAATTAGTTGTGAGAGATATTCCACATCAATTTGGTGCATTGATGGAAGCTGAAAATATAGAAATCAGTGTTGTGACTGAAAAACTAATAGAACAAATAGAAAATAATGAAATTTGGTTTTGTAGTATTCCATGGATTATGGCATTTACCGATGAAGAAGGTAACTATGCTCAATGTAATTTTGGGGAGCGACAGCAGCTCGCACATGGCGAGGCCTTTATCATTAATGAAGGCTTTGACGATATGCAAAGACCAATTCAAGAAATTGAATATTTACCATATAAACAAGGAAATACATTACATGATACTTCGCTTAAAGAATGGATGACTGGAAGTACAATGGAAAATATTCGTAGAGAAATGGTAGATCAACAATCTGATTACGAATTTGTTAATCATCATTGTAAGAAATGCATAAATGATGAGAAGGGTCAAAAATTAACCTCACGAAGATTAATAGCTAATAGCATTTATAAAAATGAAAAACAAATTTGGAGACATGTTCTCGAAGGTGCTGCAAGAACTAAAAGAGGTGAAGGATATGAATTTAAAGGTAGAATTCTTGAAATACAAGTAAAATCTTTTGGTATAGAATGTAACTTAGATTGTCATATGTGTCATCATATGAGTTCTTCAATACGAACTAAAATGGCATTTGAAAACGATGTATGGAATGATGTCGTATGGGGTGATAAAGAAAATGCTCGCGAAAAATCTGTAAATGCTATGAGGAAAAAACCAGTAGATGAAATTAATAATCAAATCATAGAACTTGCTCCACACATTTATAATTTAAAAATCATTGGTGGCGAACCTCTTATTATGAAAAAGCATTATGAACTATTAGATAGGTTAATAGAAATAGATGAAGCCAAAAATATACAATTAAAATATCAAACGAATGCAACAGAATTAAAAGTAGGTAAACATAATGTGCTTAAGTATATACCACATTTTTGGCAGGTTTTAGTAGTTGTATCTTTAGATGGAATTGAAGGATATAATGATTATATTAGAAGAAGATCTGATTATTGGAAGATATATGATAACATAAAAATATTTTCTAAATTTCCAAATGTTATTATTGATATAAATTCTGTAGTTACATTTTTTAGTGTATTACATTTACACGAAATTCCATCAGTATTCCCAACATATCTGAAGAATTGGTGGCCAGTAGATATGCCAAGTCAAATGAAAGCAAACAATTTGCCACAAGATATAAAAGATAGATTAATTCCTATATATGAAAATACTCCACCTTATGAAGAAATTGCAGATCTTCTTCGTTTACCAGCAGATCCTGACTTTAATCCTGTAGAATTATATAAATACTGTATAGATATGGATAGTTCATATGAGGGAACGAAGTGGCAAATGAATTTGCTGGAAGTATTCCCTGAACTTAAACCACATTTTCTTGAAACTACGGGAAAAGGTTGGCATAAAGATTATTGTATAGAAATGCCACAAATAACTGGAGTAGTAGATAGTGTTCAAGATTTTTATAAAAAGATTTTAAAAGAAAAGCCAATAGGCGAAGTATGGTATGAAGGTATTACACATCATAGAATACCAAAAGAGCATCCAGTATATGATATAGTTAATGAAGACTTATTTCATACGGGTGAAATGGATTGGGTTGGAGTACTTGACGCAGCCAAAATAGAATCAGGTGAGCATAAAGCCGAAATACGTGCTTACTTAAGTGTACAAAATGGCGATGTAGATTTTATACCACATATTGATAGTGGATATGTTTTAATATTTCCATTTGAAATATCGGAAAATAGTAATTATAAGTTACAATATTTAAATAAAGATAGGCATGAGGAAATTGTTTATGAGCATGAATATAGAGAAGATGAAAATGGTAACGTTATACCTATTTTACATAATGGTCCAAACCATTGGCATACAGTCAATTGGGAAAGTACAAAAGACAAATATTGGGTTCAAATAATATTGAATCCAAAAGAAGGTGGATGGGAAGGATTATTAAAAGCAATAAGCAATAAAACGTTTTTTAAAAGGAGAAAAAAATGAACCAATTAGAATTACTCAGTAAGAGTAAACACGTAATTGAATGGAGTGATGAAGTTCCTGATAAAGCATTAATAGAAAAAATATTATGGAATACTTGGAAAGTTACTCGTTCAAAAAATAGTTTTATGCCCTATCATGTAAATGTATTAGGTCCAGATAAAACTGCAGAAAAAACTTCAATATGGGAAAAAACTAAAGTTAATGATGTATTGATGAATGAAAAGAATAAAGATTATGTCCATCCTGCCACGAGTAACAATAAATTATTTGAACAATTGGCATCTGCACCATATACTATAGTTATGTCACAAAGAATTTGCGAGCCAAATCCATTATATAAAAGACATGTAGAAGGTGGTGGTTATTATGAGCAAATGGATAATGATGCAATCAATGGTCAAATGTGTGCGTTAATAGAAACTGGTATGTTTTATTCTAACCTAACTGCATTCGCTTTAGAAGAAGGCTTAGATACCTCATGCATTCTTTGTTTTTCAATTGATATGAAAGATTGGGAAGACTTAGATTTTGTAAAAGAATGTCCATTATTACTTGTGACAATTGGAAAATGTAAAGAGTCGCGAAGAGAATGGTTAAATGATATAGATAGTGCTGATGATAAAAAACCGGAGCCAGAAACAGTAATAAATTGGGTTTAATATATTATGGAAGATAGAAGATTAATATTATTGATTGACTTTGAGGGTCATCCAGCTTTGGGTGATAACTATATGAATAATCTTAGATTTTCTTATTTAAACCAATTCTTATTTTCTGGAGCATCTGGTCATCATGATGAGCCATCTTTGATTATATCCTCTCATCACTATGATGCACATCATAAAAAAACATGGGAACTGGAGTTGATGACAAAAGCAGATGGTCTACATAAATGGGTAACCATTTCTCCAGCTGATAAAGAGTTAGATTATAAAGATATTATAGAAATAGCAAAGGAAAAAGATGTTAATATAACAGATATTTTTATAGCAGGTTGTAATACATGTGGATGTGTAGCATTATCAAGAGGATATTCTGCAGTACATTGGGCTAAAGCTGGATATAATGTAAAGATAATGCTTTCTATGTGCGCTGATTATCAAGTGAAAGGCGATAGTACAATTGAAAAAAATATAGTAGCTTTTGCTAGATTATATGAAATTATTAAATGGCATTCAGTAGTTGATGAGATTGATATTTTATATGAACCGACATGGGCTTACAAAGAAATAGAATTTTTGATGACTGAATATCAAAAAGCAGATTTGAAACATCAACAAGGAGATGTTTCTTTTTTACCAAAGGATGATAAACAATATGAAAGACCACAATAAAGAACTTCCAACATATATGACAAAGGGCGGACCTGGCGATACGTCTACAGCAGGTCACGTAAATACCGATGCTTGGTTTGTAGAGCCTCTTAAAACACATTCTGAGGATGGCCGTAAGAAAAGAGATATAAGAGTTATTCCAGACTTACTTAAACATGGATCAATTGCTCAACAAGCCAAAGACCAAGAAATATTCTTTTGTGATATTCCATTTACTCAGTTATACATGGAGATAGATGGTAATTATCAACCATGTTGTTTCGGTAAACCTGATGGTAAATCTAATGTACTCAACACATCAATTGAAGATTGGATGTTAAACAGCGAAGCTCTAAATGGTATTCGTAAAGAAATGTTAGATCCAAACGAAAAAGAATTTCCTAATGTAAATAAGTATTGTGAACGATGTGTAAGTGATGAGAGACGTTATGGTAAATCAAGACGTACAGCATGTATGAAAATACATACTAATGATTCTTCATTTTGGCCAAAGGTTGATCGTGCTGCTCAATTATTTAAAGCAAGTGGTCTATTTGCCTTTGATGAAAGAATAATTGAGGTTCAATTAAAAGTTTATGGTTCCGAATGTAACTTAGATTGTTATATGTGTACTCATGCAAATTCAACAATTCGCCAAAAGGTTGCTCATGAAGGTGTATGGAATGATTCAGTATTTGGTGAATTAACCCAAGAAACTCAAGACTTTTTTGATTGGGTAACAAGAGATAAAACTGAAATATTGAATGAACCTGATATAACACAAGAAGCAGATGGTACATTTATGATACCAATACATAATGAAACTTTTCCTATATCTAATACAAAATCTATGGTGGACCAAACTATAGAGATGGCTCCATATATACGAAGCATAAAAATTATTGGTGGTGAACCTCTTATTATGAAGAAGCACTATGAACTATTAGATAAATTAATAGAAATCGATCAAGCTAAACATATCATAGTTAAATATCAAACTAATTTGACAGAGACAAAGGCTGGTAAACATAACATCTTTAATTATATTCCTCACTTTAGACTTGTTTCTATGGTTGGATCTATTGATGGCATCGGACCAGTTATTGAATACATGAGAAGAAGATGTAGCTGGGATAAGATTGTAGACAATGTAGATATTTGTAATAAGTATGATAATGTTGATGTTGACTTTAATGGATTAGTTTCTTTCCTTAGTGTATTAAGATTTTATGAAATGATTGATTGGTGTTTAGATGAAGGTAAAGATAAAGTTAATATGGTAAATTGGGCTATGTTAGAACATCCAACACATTTAAGAACTAATAATTTACCACAAAAATTAAAAGATGACTTACTCCCTAAATATGAAGGTTGGCCAGATATTCAAGAAGCTCTTCGTATGCCTGCTGATGATATAGACATACAAGACACATTTGATTATTTATTAAAGGCTGATGAGTATTACACGGGAACAAGATGGGAACTACACTTATTTGATGTATTTCCAGAATTAGAAGAGTATTATATAAAACCAGAAAATAGATAATGGATAAAAAATTAACGCAAGGTGGTCCTGGTGACCAATACCTTGGCGGTGGAAAGGTAGACACAGGTGAATGGTTTACAAAATTTCCTCTTTTAGAAGATCAAATTAAAAATCAAGAGATTTGGTTTTGTGGTGCACCATTCCAAATGATATACACATCCACTAATGGTCAATTCCTTCCTTGTTCTTGGGCTCAAGAGTCAGATCCAGATACTGGTGAACCGTATGGTCCAAATATTAAAGATGTAAGCTGCAAAGATTATTTTAATAAAGATGAAACATTGAATCATATGCGTGAAGAGATGCTTACACCTGATGATCCTTTAAAGCTTGTAAATAAAATATGTAGAAATTGTAGATATCAAGAAGAACACTATGGAAGATCAAGACGTCAAGCTTCTTTAAAACTCCAAACAAATGATAAAAGACTTTGGCCTCGCATGCGTAATACCGTTGAACGTTTTAAAAAAATAGAAAGTTGGAGTCATGATGAAACAGGTTGGGCGACTCATTCAGATGCATTTTTTAAAGAAAGAATATTTGAAGTACAAGTAAAAGCTTATGGTAATCAATGTAACTTAGATTGTTATATGTGTATTCCATATGATTCTAGTATACGACTTCAAACAATGCATCACGAAGATTTAAAAGACCAAAATATTTTTTCTGAAGCTTCGATGGAAAGGATTCCAGCTTTATCTATAAATACAATTGATGATATTACAGATCAGATTGCAGAAATTGCTCCGTACATATATAATTTAAAATTAATTGGTGGTGAACCATTAGTAATGAAAAAGTTTTATGGATTATTAGAAAAGATAGTTGAATCAGGTGAAGCTGAAAATATAATGGTTAAGTACCAAACAAATATGTCTATATTAGAATTTGAAAAATTAAAAATTTCTAAATTTATTCCTCACTTTGGATTATTTGAATTTACAGTATCATTAGATTCAATAGGTGAAGCAAATAATTATATAAGACGTAGATCTAATTGGGACGAAATTGTTGAAAATATAAAACATGTTAAGCAATACGAGAATGTATGGGTAAACATTAATGGTGCTATATCATTCCTATCTGTACTTCGTTTCCATGAATTAATAAAATGGTTTGGTGAGAATAAAGCTTTATTTCATCAAATAAATTGGTCAAATATTAGAGGTCCTGGTAAATTATGTGCTAATGTATTACCAAAACCACTTAAAGAAAAACTTATACCGTTGTATGAAGGCTTCCCAGATATACAACAGGTATTAAGAGAATCTCCTCATGATACATATTATGGCAATAGAGTTGAAGGAGATGATGATTACATAGATATACAAGACACATTTAAATATCTACTTATGAATGATAAACATTATAAAGGAACAAAATGGGAAATGGATTTATTTAAAGTATTTCCAGAACTAGAAGAATATTACATACCCGATATACAGGAGATAGAGTTATGAATGCAACAATAACAGCGGCTGTCGATATTGCACGAGTCGCACAAAGAAACTGGGATTTGTCTAAGACAATTCCACAAGCAGATTTAGACACACTAATTTATGCTGCGCAGCAAAGTCCAAAGAAAGCAATGGAAACCCATTATGCTTTACATGTATTTACTGATAAGACTAAAATTAGACAAATTTATGATCAGACAAAGAAATTCCTTGTAGCACCAACTGATGCTACTGAACCACCCGATGATATGTTTGAAATGAGAGATGGTCAACCTTGGCAAAACGATGAAAAATATTCTGTAAAGAATTCTCAAGTCTTAGCAAATGCTATGTTTGTTTTTACTGAAGATAGAGGTACAGCAAAAGGTGGTACTCATTATATGGCTAAAGAAGGCGGAGAATATAATGCTTTAACAGTATATGAAGAGCAAATTGATTTTTCAATTGGAATCGCTGTTGGTAATTTAACATTATCTGCAGCTATGTTAGGATATAAAACTGGCATATGCTCAGCACTCGAATGTGATAATATAGCTAATATATTATCTAATGGTCAATCAACGCCAGGTTCAAAAGATATTATGAACCCTAAACTAATTATTGGTATAGGATATCCCAATGAGGGAGTTGATAGAACATGGCATCATGAAACTAAAAACTCTGAATTAGGTTTTGATGCTAGTGATAGAGGACCACTCGATGAACTATTTAAATTCCCTTCATTTGATGGTACAGGCGATGGAACAGATTTATATATAAATGGAGTGAAGCAGTGAGTTCGTCAGAGGCAGCAATGAATAAGCAGAAAGAGGATCAAGAAGCACAAGAACTTGATATCGGTGAATTTAAATTAGAGATTAAACCACGTTGTTTAACCTTTGAACCGAAGGCTTATCATAAACCTGCTGCCTATACATCTGATGGATTTATGTTACCATGCTGTTGGCTAGATGATCCAAAGAATGACTTTGGTGTTGAATACTTTGGGTTAAAAGATAACCATCTTCGATTAAATAAAGCTGAATCAGTTGAAGCAATATTTAAATCAGAAGAATGGAATCATTTCTTTTGGACATTACTGCATGACCAAAAACATGCAATGAAGCATTGTAAATATAAGTGTGGTAATTTAAGGAAAGATAATAATTTATATTTGACGGAAACAATATAATGGCAAGATTTACACAACTACAACCTGATGATCGCATCGCCGATTGGTATGCAACAAATGAAATATGGGGATCACCTAATATTGATTCATCACATAGATGTATCTTAAGGTGTCCACAATGTTTAAGACAAAAGAAAGAAGGTGGACCACGTATTAAGAGAGCATACGATCTAGAGCCACAAGATTTTCAAAAAATTATAGATTACTTCCAGCATTGCGTCACATTCTGTGGACAAATATCAGACCCAATCTATAACCCACACTTTTTAACATTCTTAAAAATGTTAGATGGTACTGGCAGAGGTGTACGTATTGCTACATATGGTATGAATGAGAATGCATGGTACTTTGGTGTTGATGGTATCGATAAGAAGAGTGAACTATATCGTATTGGTTCTAATTTTGACAACGTATGGGAAACAATGCGATTAGGTAAATCAATGGGTGTTGCTATTGTTTGGCAATATATTGTGTTTGGTTATAACGAACATGAGATAGAGATAGCAAAACAAATGGCAGAAGACGAAGGCTTTACTCTATTATTAGTTAAAACAAATAGAGGCTTCGACCCAGATTCAAGGAATATTCGTGATAGTATGAAAGACATCTATAACAATTTTCCAGCACCTAGTAAGAAAAATACAGTAAAGAAAATTAAAAACGAAGAATACTTTAATGTCACTAAAGAATTAGAGACATGGAGGAATACAAGGAATACATAATGGAAATAACATATAATGGTATAACAATTGACTTTTTTAGTCCTGAACAAGCAAAAAATTTATACGATGTTAAACTTGGTGAGAATGGTTTACCTGAACAAGTTTTAGTATCGCTATCAGGCGGATGTGATTCTGCCTCAGCACTTTATTTGTGTTGTAAATATTTTCCTGAGATTGAATGGATTCCATATACATGTAGAGATTTAAATGCACCATTAGATGCTGACTCAGCTATTATGTTTGTTGAAAAAATGCAGAAACATTTTCCTAATGCAAATTTAAAAGACATAAGAGTATTTGAATTTGATGACAAAGACCCTAAATATTTTGCTGATGCTGAATATTGTATAAAATATTATGACAGATATAAAGATATGACCGTTGTTGGAATGGTTAAGATGTTATTAATAGATAGAATCACTAGAGATCTTATGTTAGAATACGATCATATTCTAAGATTCGATGGTATGTCAAGTAATCCATCAATGGAAGAAATGAAAAAACATAAATTCGATCATTTATGTGAACCTCGCCGTAGTCATGAAGGAGAAGAATGGCCAACAATGCGTAGACAAGTATGTCAACCATTTATTAATGTTGATAAAAAGTTTGTCGCCGCTATATATCATGCTCACCCATTTTTACTTAATGAAATTTATCCGCATACGCGTTCATGTACTGGTACATCTTGGTGGACCCAAGGATTTACAAGAGTATGCGCAAGATGTTTTTGGTGTCATGAAAGAAGATGGGCATTTGGTGAAGACTTATATCCAATGAAACATTTGCCTGATGTGGGTGCTCCACCTCCTGGATATAATCCCAAGAAAACTGCATGAGTACCAATCATAAGGAAGATCCTCATGCTCAAAAAGCTAGGCATTTTTATATCGATCCTGACAAACCTCAACCTAAACAATTTGATGAGAATGGTAAGGTTACATGGGAGTGGATAAGCAATAATAATACTCCTACATCAAAAATTAATTTTGAACCAGGAATTATATGTAGACTTAAATGCGGTGGATGTTTTATGCGAGAGCAAGGATTACATGATCGTAAAATGATACATTCTGATAAGTATAAGACACAAGCTTGGGATCGTAGATATAATATTCCATTTGAAAAATATAAAATTATATTTGAAGTATTTAAGTTTATTGAGTTTTGTGGAAATTTATCAGATCCTATTTACCATCCCGACTTTGTAAAAACATTAAGATATATGAAAGGCAAAGGTATGAAAGCAAATATTCGTACAAATGGTAGTGGTAAATCAAAGAAATGGTGGACTGAAGTTTTTCAACTTTGTCGTGGAGAAGAATGGTGGTGGACATTTGCATTAGATGGTTTACCAAAAGATTCTCATAAATATAGAATCAATCAAAATGGAGAACAAGTATGGGAGATGATGAAGTATGGCAGAGAATATGGAGCTAATATTGAATGGCAATGGATTGTATTTAAATATAATCAAGAAGATATTAAAGAAGGCAATTTATTAGCTGCACAATATGGTATGTATTTTGATTATTATCATTCTACACGATGGTCAGGTGACTTAATAAAATATAAACCTGATGGTAAACATGCAATACAATCTAGACGAACAACAGATGCTATGGATGCCGTGAAAGCGATGGATATAGATGTAGAAACTTTTATTGATGAGATTAGACCTTTATCTAGTGAATATAAATTTGAAAGTGCAGAAGATTTTTGGAATAATTACTGCAACTATGATGGTCCATCAATTTTACCTCCGACATTAAAGACAGATATTATTGGAAAAAGGCCTAAAGAAGAAGCACATTTTATAGATCCAGATTGTTTAAATTTAGATATAACAAAAGATATTATGTTTAATAGTATGGGATATTTTGTTCCATGTTGTGAAATGGATCAGTGGGTGCCAGAGCTAGAAGAGCGAGGATTTTTTAGAGAAGAGTTTCATATTGATAATCTTCATAGTGTAGAAGATATTAAAAATGTTTTTATGAGTGACCCTTGGCAAGATCACTGGGCAGGATTATGGAATCATCCTGATAAAGCTGTAAAAATGTGTCAAACATTCTGTAGAAAAAATCCAAATACTCATGAAGGCGGGAGTGGTAAAGACCCTAAAGGATTCGTATGAAAAAATTATTAATAGTTAGTGGTGATAGTTTCACCGATAGAAGATTTAGATCAGCTGCTCATCCTGATATGGATGTGTCTTTTCCGATGTGGCCAGAATTATTAGCAGAAAAATTAGATATGCGACTTATTAACTTAGGAAGATCTGGACAAGGCAACGAATACATATACTCGGTATTATTAGATTATATTGAAACTCTAGAAGATAAAAGTCAAATAGGTATGGTAGTTGCTGGTTGGTCACAATGTTTTAGAAAAGATTTTCAAGAAGGTATAAAAGGAAAATGGAATGTAATAGGCGGCCGCAATCAACAAACACCAGAAGCAATTCCAAAAGGTTGGCTAGCTGAGCGAGTAGATCCGCATGGTGATGTATTTAGCTGGGTAAGAAGAAGTCTAAGGATTTATAGAAGTTTAGATTATCTTTGTGGAAGATATAATATCCCATATGTACAAACACAAATGATACCGTTATATGTAGATTGGTTAAGAGGATTGCCTCCCACTGATCAAGAAATAATGTTTGGCGGCAAAACATTTGAAGATGATACACTAGCATATCCAGGTGATCCTAAAGAAGATCTGAAAAAAATACTTGATATTATAATTGAATATGATGGAATTATAGATGCACGTAACTTTTTAGGTTGGCCAATTTCAAGAAATATTGGAGGATTTCCTCTTAGTATTGAGGTGTGTGGTGTAGTAGGAAGTCCTTATGTTATATCACAATATGATGGTCATCCGAATGCTGCTGGTCATATAAGATTAGCAGAAGCTATTCATGAATTTATAAAAAATAAATGAAATATTTAATAGTTAGTGGCGATAGTTTTACTAATTTAAAATTTAGATCTACAAATCACCCTGATATGGATACGTCTTGGCCAAAATGGCCTGAGATATTAGCTAAGAAATTAGATATGAAACTTATTTGTTTAGGGTCATCTGGTCAAGGTAATGAATATATTTACTCATCGCTACAAGATACAATTGAAAATATAAAAGATAAAAGTCAAATAGGTTTAGTTATTGCTGCATGGTCTCAGGGATTTAGAAAAGATTTTCAAGAAAAAGATGTATGGCAACATACTGATGTATCACGGGGAAATAGAGCTGCTTCAAGAAGAGGATGGCTATTAGAACGTAAAGCTCTCGGTGATGTATTTAGTTGGGTACGAAGAAGTTTAAGAACCTATTTAAGTTTTCAATATATGTGTGAATACCATAATTTGCCATATCTACAAACACAAATGGTAAATTTATATGAAGATTATATAAAAGCATCAAATGGTATAATTAAAACCTATCATGATATTGAAAATTATAAAGATGTTATGGCTATTCTTCCTGCTGGTAGTTATTCCAACCAAGAGAAAGATAATAATATAGAAACATTATTAAAGATAATAATGTACTATGATCCGTTAATTAATCATAAATACTATATAGGTTGGCCAACTATAAAACAACTTGGTGGATATTCTATGGATAGGAAATATTTTGATCTAGATCCAGATAATCCAAACATTATATCATTAGACGATGGACACCCCACTAAAGTTGGCAATGAAGTGTTAGCAACTTTATTTTATGAACATATAAAACAAGGAGAAATTAAATGAGTAATATAACAGAGTCTCTAAATAAAAGAGCTCATGTCGTACATTACCACACTGGTCATGGAGAATTAGTTCCTACTAGAGCGGCTATAGATGACATACTAAAAATAGGTTATCCGCTTGCGACATCAAAACAAAATGCCTTTCCATATAAATGTTATGTGTTAGGACCAAATGTAGAAAGAAGCAATCATCTATATCAGATGTGTGAGCAAAATAAAGTAGATTTTGATGGAGATGTTGGTGACAAATACCATGCAAATCCTAATCTATATCATATTGCAACAGCACCGTGGACATTGATATTTACACCACGAGTCGCTCCACCTAATGCCTTTGCAGCAGAACAATGTGAAGCAACAGGAACTCAGTGGGAAATGGGTAGAGAAGATTTTATCCCAGATGGTAGAGAAAGTTGGGGTATAGAAGTAGGAATGATTGCTAAAACAATTACAGGAGCAGTGTGCGATGCAGGGTGGGATACTTCATATGCTATTTGTTTTCCTAAACAAGTAGAAAAGTGGCATTCAAAGCATTATCCATTTATTAAATATACACCATATCTAATACAAACTATAGGAAAGGCAGAATTATATAAATGGCAAAATATGAAACCAGAAAGTCTTGCTAAAGATACGTGCCCTCCATTTGATGATATCTTTGCTTTTATAGACTAATAAATAGAATTATATGATGAAAAAAGTGATCGTACTAAACCACTTTCGTGGTTATCCTGAACTAATGGACGAATGTTCAAATAACAATCGTTACGCACAATTACAATTCTTAATAGATCATGTTTATGGCAAAGCTTCTGACGTGGTGTTCTTATGGAATGATTCAATAAATATAGACACACCAAAAGAAGATAAAAAAATGATGGCTATTAAGGATATTTCTCAAACAAACTTTAGTCATAGATGGGTCAGCTTCTTTGATAGCCACAATCTAGATGCAATCTTATTGAAAGTTGCACAAGGCGAGGAAGAAGATGTAGCTGGTAATCCACATATAGGATTTAATATTACGCCACACAATTCACATATTATAATAACTGGAACAAATACTGCAGGATGTTTATTAAGAAACGCAAATGTTTCAATAAAAGAATGGTTCGATAGAGGATTTACAATAACACTTTGTTTATCAATGTGTGCTGATTATCAATTAGATGGTCTTAATCCAACAGATAAGAATCAAAAAGCTACCGCAATTTTATATCAATATCTTAAAGATAATGATATGATACATAAGGTAAATATTTGTTATAGTCCACAAGAAATGGGAGAAATACATGACAGGCTGGGATAGAGATTATTTAGAAAATAAAGAGGAGTATTTAGAACTCTTCGATAGCGCAATGCAAAAAGAACAAGAGAGAAATATAGAATTTCTTGAGAAGAGCTTAAAGAAAATAACAGGTAGAAAGTTTGCAGTTGCTTGTAGTAGTGGCACAGATGCTTTAACTTTTGCCTTATTAAGTTTAAATCTTAAACCTGATGATGAAGTGTTAGTGACTAGCTTCTCTTGGATATCATCAGCATCGTGTGTATCATTAGCTGGTGCCACACCAGTATTTTGTGATGTAGATTTAGAGACATATCATATATCACTTGATAGTGTTCTTGATATGGTGAGTGATAAAACTAAAGCAATTGTTTATCCACATTTATTTGGAAGTATGTCTCCAACAGATGATCTAAAAGATTTTTGTAGAGATCACGGTATTGTATTCATTGAAGATGCATGTCAAGCTTTAGGTTCTAAATTTAATGGTCATCCAGGCGGATCAATAGGAGATATTAGCACATTAAGTTTTAATGCAAACAAACAAGTTGCTGGTATTGCTGGAGGTGGTGCAGTACTCACAGACGATAAAGAACAAGCGGTGTTATTTAGAAAATTAAGAAAGCATGGTGAGCATGAAGTATTAGGTTATAATTCTAAAATGCTTGGTATGAATGCTGAGTTTATTAATTTTAGATTAGGGAAGATGGATGATTGGAATTGGAGAAGACGTATTATTGCTGAGAAATATGATGTAGCACTTGCACCATTACCATTTGTTATTATACAAGTACAAAATTCTGCAGAATACCATAGTTACCACAAATATGTTATTAGATTTGAGAATAAAGAATTAAGAGATGCTGCAAAAAATATGATACAAGGATCAGGAGTACATTATCCT